ATCCAATGGTTTTAAATGGAGAGATGGTGATAATGCTTACAATTTTAGTGGTAACAATTTCATCTACATGTGCTTTGCCGAACAACCTCTAGTCGGAGATAACCCAGCTACAGCGAGGTAACTATGTGGTTTAGTGCTTTAAAATTAGGTATCAATGCCGCCTCGCACATTTATAAGAAGCGGCAAGAAACCAAAATGGTTATGGCAGATGCACAATATATGCATGCTTCTAAAATGGCTAAGGGGGAAACAGAGTATCAGGGGAAATTATTGGAGGCAAGACAATCGGATTGGAAAGATGAATTTGTTTTAATAATTCTTTCGGCTCCAATTTTAATCTTGGCTTGGGCAGTGGTATCGGATGATCCAACTGCAATGGATAAGATAAAATTGTTCTTTGAATATTTTTCTGAATTACCTAGTTGGTTTACCAATTTATGGATCCTAGTGGTTGCCAGTATATATGGTATTAAGGGTACACAAATCTTCAGAGAAGGTAAAAAATAAAATTTAAATTATAGGGTGGTATAAAAGCCACCCTTTAATTAACTAAAATATTTTTTAAGCATTTCTAATTGATCATCATATTTAGATATTACTTCTAATTCTTTTTCTATAGTTTCAATAACATCAGGATGCTCTGCAATTCCTGCTGCTTTATTTAATAATATAATTACATTAGCTTTATGTTTTGCTATATGTCCTTCAGCATGTTTTTTTAATGCTATAATTAATTGTTCCATCATTTTATACCTTATACATTGTGTATTTAGTTGTTATTTCCTCACCCTTTTTAATTAGTCTATTCGTAACTAGATATGTTCTTTCTTCATATATACAATCTTCCTTTTCTTTAATACAATTTGGTTTATTACTATGGTTAACAAAACCACCTAATGGTGTTCTTATAACTTCTTTATATTCAGTTATAAAATGCATCATACCTAAATTAGTATTTTTCTTAATATCTTTAGTGGCAAATAATCCTAAGCCTTCAATCATAGACTTATTTATAGTAACAGTTTCTGGTAATGGTTTATATTTCTTTCTTTTCATATATCCTTTATTTGTGAGCCTTTTAAACAGGTTGCTCAGCTGCTTCGGTTTACTAATGCTAACGTAGGCTGAGAGAGGATAGCCTATTTATCGTTCTTACATCATTGTCTGTTAGCTGTTGCCTAAAAGGACTTACTTGCAGTTCTAACTTCTAACCGAAACTGGTTACTACACTTCTTCAAAAGCTAAATTACTTTCATGGTAATTTAATCTTCCTGTGTTTACATCATAAGTTGCTTGACCACACTGACCAGTATCACCGCTAAATCTAGATTTTAATACTGCAAACTTTACAATATTTCTATCAGATTTTTCAACAGCCATCATGTTTCTAGCGAAACCTATAATGTCAAAACTTATTTGTTTAATTGATCCAGATCCTTTTATAGAATCTAAATTAGGCATAATACCTTCCTCAAAACTTTTACCTTCACCAGAACTTTTTCTTAAGTGAGATATTAATGTTAAGTGAATATTATATCTTTTAACAATTTTTAATAAAGAACTCATTACTTTATCAACCGCTTCATTTCCAGTTGCACCGTCAACACCTTCACTTACAGCAATAGTTATATGATCAAGTATCAAGTAACTACAACCTAAAGCTGCTAAGTATTCAATCCTATCTAACAAAGAAGTATCAGCTACAGATCCTTGATGATCTAAAAGAATTAATCTTTCATCACCAAATACTTTTTCATAACCTTTACGTGCTTCTTCTTCAGTAACATCTTCAGGCATTCTAATATTTTTATTAATAGACATACCAATAAGCTTTGTTGCAGTATCACCAATAGATTCTTCTAATGATATTAATCCTATTTTAGTATCAGATTGTTCTAGTAAATTTAATATTGTTTCTTTAACAACAGTAGATTTTCCAGATCCTGTACCAGATGTAAATAAAGTAATCTCACCTAATCTCATTCCAAAAAGTTTATCATTTAAACCTTTAAGACAATTAGGATAAGGTACAGATTTAACTGTAGATCTTTCTTTAAAAGCATCCCAGATCTTCTCACCAGTAACAAAGTTATCAGGCTTATAAACCTTAGCACCCCAAACGTTAGATAAGTAAGTATCAGATTGCTCTTTACATAAAGCATCATTAGCATCTTTATAAACACTATTTACTATATGACATTTACCAGGCTTTATAACATGGGCAGCATCATTAGCAGAAGCAATTCCTGGTTCATCATTATCAAATGCTAAAAATACTTTATCATATTTATTAACAAAATCTAAATTAGAAGCTATATTACGTCTAGCACTTTGAGCACCATTAACAATACTAACTACATCAAATTTAGCTTTAGCTTTTGTCATCATTTCAATTAAAGATAAACAATCTATTTCACCTTCAGTAATAACTAAGTTTTTATATCTACCACAATTAGATTGATTAAATAACTCAGGTACTTCGGCTTTACCAACAACTCTAAAATCTTTAGTTGCTACTATTCTTTTCTTATAAGCTTTAACTTTTTTATTAATTGTAATTGGATAGTAATGACTAATAATATTTCTATCTTGATCATACTCAACCTTAACTCCAGCATTGTATAATACTTGTTTAGATATATTTCTAAAGGTATCAACAGGTAACTCATTAATCTCATCTAAATTTAAATTAGTTTGTACAACACTAAAATCAACTTCTGTATCTTGTGTATCTTTTGCTTGTGTCTTTTTACAAGAAAAACAAAAAGCAGATCCATCACTATAAACTGCATTAGCATCACTGCTTCCGCAACCTTCACAACTTGTATGTTTTATAAAGTTAGTGTTCTTACCCATATTATTACCTCTCTCTATGTTATATTATTATATCTAATATTAATCCATTTACTAAAACGTATTAAATCTTCTCCACTAGCATCGCTCATCATTTTATTAGCCAACATACATACCCACTCAACATTACCTTTAACATAACCTTTAGTAGGATCTATACGATCTAATGACGGTGAAAATTTATCACTCCCAATCTTACCTTGACTAGGTCTCATTACATAACCTAAAATAGGGCATCTATTATCTTTTGGATAAATAGATCTCAAATACTTAAGGTCTAAATTAAATTTTAATTTATATTTTTTAACTCTATATTTACAATGATTAAATGATCTACTGCAAATACCTTTAACTGATCTATAATATTTTAATTTATCTTGACGTTTACACATTAGCTATAAAACCTTTCCAATAATCTATATTCCAGTCTTTATTATCTTTATAATCTTTAACTAAAAATAACATCTTACCCATAACATCTAATCTATCTAAATAATCTTCCGGATGATGTTGTTTGTACATTCTAATTACAGATTCAAATTGCTTAACTAGAGTTTTACCTTTTAATAATTTAGTAGCTTTAACAATACCCACGCCTTTTAAACCAGGTATATTATCAACAGTATCACCCGTTAATAATTGTGTATTTAAAAACTCACAAGAATCAAATTTAGATATAGCCTTAACAGTTTTATGAATCATGTTATAAAATAACCCACCTATAATTTGCCAATCCTTATCTATAGTAATTAACATATATAGCTGACCATTTTTTAAATATTTAGTTGCCTCAACAGAAGCAGTATCATCTGCTTCATATCCATTAACAGATATATGTTTGTATTTTTTTAAAACATAATCTTTACATTCTTTAAAGTTAACAGGTTTATCTTTTCTCTTACCTTTATAAACAGTGTAAGATTGTTTTATATCTTTTCTAAAATTACCAGGTGCAGATATATGTAATGAAAATTCATCACATCCAGTTTCATCTTTTATTTCTTGATAGAGTTTATCAAAAGTAATTTTAACATCTAAGTTATCTTTAATAGCTTTATGACATGACCTATAAAGAATCACATCACCATCTACTATTCCTATCATTTTATTTTTATTCATAATTGTAATCTTTCTATAATTTTGTTGGGCTAACTTTAATAATTAGCCCATTTATCTAGTGAGTATCTAACCACGAATTACCGTGCTTAGCATCTCCATTCATTTGAATATTTAATTCTAATTTCTTAGTAATATAATCTCCAAATGAATATTCTAGTATCTCTTTAACTCGTTTAACATTCTTAGGTTCAGTTTGTAATTGTACTTCATCATGTATAAGTCCAAGCATATCAACTTCGATATTCTCATCTTTAAACATTTTAAAAGAATTAACTACTGCGGTCTTAACTGTAATAGCTTCAAATGTTTG